CAACGGAGGGAGAGAGGGTGCGGCGGTGGGGGTGAGGTGGCGTAAAAGGCTGAATGTGAAAATTATTAAGATTTTTTGATGTGGGTGGGTCCTTATATAATAAGGTGGGTGGGCGTACATTATTATATACGTGTGTGAGTGTGTTTTGGAAAATGTTATAAACTGAATAATATTTCGGTGTTTTAGGTGAATTTTGAAGATATTGTTAGATTTTGGACAATTTTGCGGGATTTTGACGAGGAATTGGTTTGGAAGGTGGGGAATTTATTGTTATTTTTGCGGTATTAAAACTGGGATATTATGAGGAGGTTAGTGATTATGTTATTGCTGAGCTGTTCGATGGTGTTGAACGCTCAGGTGAGACGTTATGCCGTGGTGAACGTAGGTTACTTGGTGTCGGGGAAACAGACGAGTTTCGTTGCAGACGTTGACCTTGGTTCGGTGGAAGATGGCTATGTGGGATGCCTTGTGGATATGGAACAAGTGAGCACGTCTCCTGTTATATTGCTTGGGAAAGATGAAGAGAGACGGTACATCTTCACGAAGATGGTGAGTGCTGAGCAAGATGTTCTGAAAGGACTTATTCTGAAGGCTGAGCCAGATAAGCGGAAGAAGAAGAGATGAAATTGTTCTGAATGTCGGAATAATTGTTCTGTCGGAATTATTTTTTGTGCTTGGCGCTTGCTGAATGGATTATTTGTTCTATATTTGCAGCGTCAAACGTAGCTGGCGTAAGCTGGCAAAGGGCGAAGATGACGCCCGAAATAACATCGGGCATTATTTATGCCTTCATTTTTGAGAGGTCTTCCATGACCTCAGAGCCATAAGCGGCACCAATCCATGTAGAATTTCGCCTTTGCCGGCAAAGTCTGCTACGTTTGACGACAGGATTGCGTGTCGCTTTCTTGTGTTATGTTTAATAGTCAAACGTAGTAGCAAAATGAAAGAAAGAGTAATGGACAGCAGCGCTCAGCTGGTATTCGCCGCAAAGATGTGGTGGAATGCGAAGAGCGAACGGATGAGTGAGATGATTGGTGAGGATTGCACGCATAGTGAGGTGGTGCTTACTGACCTGGTGTTCACGGTTGGAGTGATGGCGGTTGCCGTGCTCGGGACGATGTTTGGCTAATAGGCTGAGCCCGCTGCGACAAAATTTGTATCTTTGCGGGCAATGCACAGGACACACGAGGCCGGACAGAAAAATATCTCGAAAAAATTCTTGCCATAACCAAAAAAAATGCGTTACTTTGCAGCATCAATTAAGACACCACAGAGAGCCTCGGAGAGCGTCGGTGTTCACTAAAGTCCCTAAAGGTGGGGTCTTCATGTCGGCTTCGGGAGACAGTGCTTGCACAACCGACAAAAAATAATGACCAGCAAGCTCGGGAATAGTAGTTAAATAGCTGACGCACCAGTTTAATAGAGGAACTGACCGCAAGGTTAGTTCCTCGTTTTTTTTAGTATTTAACGTTGATTTTCAAAATGTTAGTTTTTGGGGACTCCCGGTCTGTGAAGATAGGGAAGTTTTTAATGATAAGTAGTTCGTTTAGTAATCGATTTCATAACTGATTATGCATATTGTTTTTTTATTGGGGAATTCGTTTCATTTTAGGATTAAAAGCCGTCTGCCTGTGAAGGTGGACGGTTTTTTTTGTTGTCCCACTTAGTTTCTTCGCTTATTGCTATCTTTGCAGTAGATGGAGGGCTGGACGTGAAAGCGAAGTGGAAAGCCTATGGGCGAAAAAGATGGACATAGAAAGATGAAAGAGAATACAAAGGAATGGATTCAGTATTCGACAGCCGTTCTGATGATCGTGAGCGGTGTGACGCTGGCATTCTTGTCGTTCTTCATGAACGGATATGATATAGCGGACGGTGTGTTGTGGTATATTGCACAGGCGCTGACGTATGCAGGTGCAATCTTCGGGGTGAGCGTCTACTTTCGGACGAAGCTCGGGGAGGCGAAAAATGAATTGAGTGAGTACTTCGAAAAGCGGGAACGTGAACGGGAACATGGACATGAACGGAAAGAGAACTGATATAGCAGAGGTGATTGCGAACGTGATAGGTCTGCTGCTGCTTGCTGGCATCATCAGCATGCCGTTCGTGGTGAAGTGCAGCGCCGACGAAGAGGAGGTGAAGACCGACACGATGGTGATGTGGCACAAGGTATATGTGCCGACACCTGCTGAGACGATAAGGGTGATAGTGCCTCCCATCGTTGACACCGTGAAAGTGATACAGGAGTACTACACGCAGAAAGTATATACCGATACGGTGCTTCAGAACGACACCGTGACGCTGGTAGTGAGAGATACGCTGTACCAGAACAGCCTGGGCAACCGAACAGTGAGTCTTACGTTCAACGCGGGCAGATTCGTAAAGACGAACTCCGTAGGAATCTCGGGGCTGGTGGGACGCGACGAAGCCGACCTGCTTGCTGTCTACCGTCATCGGCGGTGGCAGTTCGCAGGAGGCTGGAACTTCGTGAGCAAGTCGCCCATGGTGGGCGTGGGGTACACACTGAAAGAATGGTAAACTTAAACAGATAACATATATGACAAACGAAGAGATTATACAAGCTGGTCAGATCATCAACGACGAGACTGCGGTGGGAGCCAACACCTCGGAGCGAGTTGGTGGAGCCATCAAGGCCATTGGCCAGAACCTGGCAGCGGAACAAGCTGCTCGTCAGAACGCCATTGTGAGCCTGCAGGGTGTCGTGGCCTCGGAGACTCAGGAACGTCAGACCGCAGATGCTACGGAGACAGCGAACAGGCAGAACGCTGACGACGCATTGCAGCAGGCCATCGACGCGGAGAAAGAGTCTCGCAGAACTGCGGACGAAGGACTGCAGAACGATATCGACACTGAGGTGATGGAAAGGAATACCGCCGTGCAGAACGAGGCTTCTGCGCGAGCTGCCGCCGACACTATGCTGCAGCAGGCCATTGCCACCGAAAGGACTGCGAGAATCAATGCCGTTACGAACGTTCAGAGCGTGATCACTAACGAGGCGAGCGACAGGGCATCGGCAGACCAGACGGAAAGGAATGCCAGGATCGCAGCGGATGAGGCCCTGCAGAGCGCCATCAATGCCGAGGCAGCAGCGAGGAGTGAGGTCGACGAGGACGAGGAAACTGCGAGAATCAGCGCCATCAATGCCGAGGCAGCAGCAAGAACAGAGGCCGACGAGGCTGAAGAGGCTGCACGAATCAGCGCCATCAACGCCGAGGCAGCAGCGAGGACAGAGGCCGACGAAGACGAGGAGGAAGCACGAATCAGTGCAGACAATGTGCTGCGTGCAAGCATCAACACCGTTGCCAACAACCTCACTGCGGAGACGAAAGCGAGGCAGACCGCCGACTCGAGGTTGCAAGACGACATCGACGACGAGGTTGCTGCGAGGGCTGCAGCCGATTCCGCTGAGAGTGCTGCGAGACAGAATGCCGATAATACGCTGCAGGGGAACATCACGGCCGAGGCTACTGCGAGACAGAATGCCGATAATACGCTGCAGGGGAATATCGAAGCCGAGGCTACGACAAGGTTGGCCGAGACGAAGTTCGCGACAGGAGAACAGCTATCGGGAGTGTCTATAGAGACGGAGCCTATGGCAGGGAGTAATAAATTGGTGAAGTCAGGAGGTGTGTACAACTTTCTTTCTGAATATGCTGTGATATATGACAGTGTTCCATCATTGAGCACAAGTGATAATACTTTTACATTGCCTTCAGGTTCTGTTCTGTATACAAAGAATGGTCGTATAGAAATTACATATGACATTATATGGACAAGGGCAGAAGGACTTTTAACCGATTACGCGATTGAGTTTCTTATTCTGAACACTTCAGACAAGACACATCGTGTTGTGAACTACACGGAGTTTCCAACCTGTAGTGACGATGAATGTATTGTGGCCCTTGTGGACTTCAATAGTTATGTTATTGCATGTAACTCCCGCAGTTATCATGTCAATGGCAAGTTGTGTAAGAATTATTCCGAGGATGTGATTAAAGACTATGCAGGTGTCTCATCGGCAGTTCCCTTGTTGGACACGGAAAACCGAACCTTCACTTTGCCAGCAGGGACATTCATCACCTCCTCTCGTTATAGTAACAATGTCACGCTGTCAGAAGCAATCACCTGGACTCGTAACAACTACGGTCAGGAGTTTATTATTCTGAATCTGAGCACCCTGGAGTATCGTTCTGCGAGATATCTCAGCACTATCGCGTTGAATGACTATGAAGTAGTGATTGCACTTGTCAGATGGGCCTCTGGAGTGTTGTCCAGCAACTTCGATTCTTATTATCTCAATCAACGTTATGTTGATATGAAACATGGTATTGGCAATATCACCCAGATAGAATCGAGCGGCACAACAGGCTACTGGAACTCTAACGGCATCTCCGTAGGTGACGTTCTGAGTTCTGTTCCTCCATTTGTTTCCACTAACCAGAACTTCGTGTCTGCCAATTTCTGCGCAAAAGCTGGCACGACGCTGTATATTTCAGGAGTCAGCGGGACAGTCTATTCCCGCCTTTACTTCATCGTGAGGCAGAGTGACGGTGTTGTCACTCACAAGGCTTCCTCTGGAGCAGACCTCCGTGATGCCAATGTTGCCACGATACATCTTGATGCAGACAGCGATGTGTACTTGTCTTATCCTAAATCCACCGACAGCACTGCTTACAGGTCATGGTATGCTTACGATGCAGACTTGATTTCTCGCGTAACAGTGTTGGAGAATAACAACAGTGCTATTTCAGCTCCATGTATGTACAATCCTCCGTTTGATGTTCGGAAGACAAATCTGAAGGTGCTTGATATTGGCAACAGCTACACACGGGATTGCACTCAGATGCTACCCCTGCTTGTTGAGTCTGCTGGTGTTGATGTCTCCGACATGTCGCTTTATCGAGCCATCATGGGAGGTTCTTCGTTTAAAACCTGGTACAACAAACTAAAGTCAGCCATAAGATGGGAATATGCCATCGAGCATGTTGTTGGAGCAACGCAAAGCGTAACAACAGGGAGTACTATTAATGACGGGAATACCGCTATTATTGCCGCTCTCACTGATGTAAAGTGGGATGTGATAGTTATTCATCAGCTCTCGACATATGCCAACTCTTACGACCAATGGCTAGAAAAAGGTGCTGGAGGATATCTGCGTGAATTGGTCTTGTTACTGAAGACATTACAACCGCAAGCTGCGATTGGCACATTGCTGACACATAGCTACTGGAGCGGCTATGAGGGCAACACAGAAGGTTCTTCGCTGCTGAGATGGAAGAACGTTGCCAATTCTACTAAGAAGTTTATGAGCGAATATGGCCTTGACTTCGTGGTTCCTTATGGAACTGCAATGCAGAACCTTCGTGCATCTTCGCAGAACAATGACTATGACCTGACGAGGGATGGTACCCACTCCACCTATGGCCTTGGCCGATATGTGGATGCCTGCACCTATTACCAGTTCCTGATTGCTCCGAGGACAGGAGTGGGAATAGTTGGCAATTCTGCCCGTTATACGGTACCTGAAAGCGAGATAGCACAAGCGACTTATCCAACAATTGATGTGACGGATAGCAATGCTTTGGTTGCGCAGAAAGCTGCTATGCTTGCTACGTGCAATATGTTTGAGGTGGTTAATCCAGATGATGTAGACTTATAATGAAGTACTTTACGATTTCTGAATTGACAAGGAGCGCTACGGCGAAGCGGCTGGGGATAGACAACTCCCCGACCGCTGCCGTGCGCAACAACCTGCAGGCGCTGGTGGAGAACATTCTTGACCCGCTGCGGGAGGAATGGGGTGCGCCGATAGTGGTGACGAGCGGATACAGGTGTGCGAGGCTGAACCGGGCGATTGGCGGTGCGAAGTATTCACAGCATGTGGAAGGACAGGCAGCTGATATCAGGACCGTCAGCGACAGGAGGGAGGATAACATGAAACTGCTGCGGAAGATTATCGAGATGGAATTGCCATTTGACAAGCTGATAGCCGAATATGTGGATGCGGCGTGTAGGCCGGACTGGATTCATGTGAGCTATTCTGCAATGAACAGGAGGATGAAGCTGACGTGCAAGAAGGGGAAGTATTATAATTGGATTAGGGTTTGATGGTTGCTGTGATACAGCGACAGACGGGACACTGCGGATGGTTGCTGTGATACAGCAACAGACGGAACGAAGATAGTAGATAATAGATAGAGATAGATAGATGGCGGAAGTGGAACCGAGGCTGATGACGGTGGAGGAGTTTAATGCGAAGGTGTCGGAATGGGGCAAGCGCGTTAAACAGGAATCGCACGGTGCTCTGTCGGCACTCACGAAGGTGTACTCGGGAAACCTGCGCGGGAAACTGAAGGACAGACTCGCTACTGGACGCGATGACGGAATTGCGAAATGGGTGGGCTTCAGATTCGAGAAGTATGGTGTGTTCGTGGCGTATGGTGTGGGCCGAGGATGGATGAGACAAGGCGGTAGCGTGATAAGAGCCCGACGCGTGAAGGAAGGAACGGAAGAATATGAACATCACAAGAAGCGCGGATATGCGAAGAAGGATATACGGAATGTGAGGGTGGCCATGGACGGCGGAAAAGGCAGGAAACCGAAAGACTGGCTGGACGGAGTGATAGAGAGACATGTGGAGGAACTTGCGGGACTGGCTGGAGAGTTTTTTGGCGACAGGTCGATGAAGCAGGTGCTGGAGACCTATGAGAGGATGAAGATAAAGAAATGAACGGCGGGGTTGCTGTGATACAGCAACAGACGGAACAACAACAGATAGAGATATATGGCGAATAAACAGATAAACAGGACCGTAAAGATTCATATCGATGGCGAGGAGGTAGACGGCAGCGTCAGAACCATACAGGGACAGCTGCGGAAGCTCACTGGCGAGATGAAGAACCTGACGATTGGAACGGATGAGTACAATAAGAAGGTGAAGGAGATTCGTGAGCTGAACCGGATACTGACTGAACATCGGAACACGCTGCGTGGTGTCGAGGAAGAAACGAAGGGACTTGCTTCTTCCTTGAAGGACATCATGAAGATTGGCCTCGGAACATTTATCGGGAACATCTTCAGCGGGCTGAAGGATAAGATATCGGCGGCTGTGGCTGAGTCGGTGGAGCTGGCGCAGAGCGCGGAGGGCATAGAGCTTGCCTTTGCACGGATCGACAAACCGGGGATGCTGGAGGCGCTTCGCGAAGAGACGCATAACGCCCTGTCGGACCTTACGCTGATGACGCAGGCGGTGAAGTTCAAGGACTTTAATTTGCCCATTGAGCAGATGGGGACTTACCTGGCTTATGCACAACAGAAAGCGAAGGATACAGGACAGGACCTCGGATATCTCGTGGACTCGATAGTGACGGGACTGGGACGGCAGTCGCTGCCGATATTGGACAACCTCGGACTCAGCGCTACGGAGATACGCGAGGAGATGAAGAAGACCGGGGACATGTTCACGGCCGTGGCGAATATCATTGAGAAGAACATGTCAGCGACGGGTGAATATACCGAGACGGCAGCAGACCGGGCGGCACAGGCTGCAGCAAGACTGGAGAATGCCCAGGTGGAGTTGGGCAAGGAACTGTTGCCGATGAAGGAGGCAGCTGATGAAGCCTTCGGCAGCGTGCAGATGGGAGCCATCGAGACAATCAAGTGGATGGTGCATTATCGTGACACCATTTTTGCCGTTGTCTCAGCCATTGCAGCCGTGACGGTAGCCTCTCAGGCATACGTAATCTGGCAAAAGACCGTTGCGACCTGGAACACCGTTCTTGCCACCGGGAACAAGATTGTTGCAGCCTCGATGACGCTGCTCAGAGGCGTGGGAGTGGCCCTGCATGCCATGTGGGCCCTTGTCACGAAAGGCGTGAAGGGCTACACCGTTGTGATGCGAGCCGCCTCTATAGCCTCCATAACGAATCCTTTCACAGCTCTTCTCACTGTTATCACGGCGCTCGGTGCTGCATTTGTTTTGCTCGGCAGGCGCATGAAGGAATCGAAGGAGTTGCACAATGAACTTGCGGAAGCACAGAGAGAGGCAGATCTTGAAGGAAGGCAAGCAGTGGCCACACTCGAGCTATTATATAAGGCTACACAAGATGCGAACAGGCCACTCGACGAACGCAAGAGATACATTGCCGAACTTCGCAAACAGTTCCCTTCTTACTTCAAAGACTTGTCGGATGAAGAGATTCTGGCAGGCAAGGCAGCGAATGCCTACCAGAAGCTGTCGAAGGAATTGATAGCTACGGCGAGAGCCAGGGCCTACCAGAAGCGTATTGAGAAACTTGCTGAAGAGAACGCCGACTTAGAGACTTCCCTGGATAGTGACCTTGACTGGTTGATTGCCAATGAGGGGAAGTACAACAAGGAAAAAGCATCTGGCAGGATAAACAGGAACAAGAAGATTTCAACAGCCGAGTTCGCTACTCCAGGCGCTGCCTCTGCCAGTTCCGCTATGCGCAGCGGTTTCATCAGCGAATATGAAGAACGCGAAAACCGCGTGCTGGAGAAGCAAGACCAGATTCGGAAGAACGACCAGAAGATGCAAGCCCTGTCGAAAAAAGCGCTTGCACCTGTTAGTGCTGATGAACCCGTTTACACGCCCACACCTTCACCAGTGACGACGACACCAAAGAAGACTGGTAAGGGAGGCGGTGGCAGCACCACCAACCCCGAAGACGATGCCGAGAAAGCCCGGTTGAAGAGGATTCAAGAAGAGCAGCTGGCCATCTCGGAGGAATATCAGAAGAAGGAGAATGCGCTGACGAAGCAGTATGTTGACGGCGAGATTGCCACTACTGAGGAACTGCAGTCGAAGCTGGAACAGCTGGAGATGGAAAGGCTGCAGAAGGAACTGGAGATACTTGGGCTTGAACAGTCGGAGAAAGAGAAGATACTCGCTCAGATCTACGAGATGCAGAAGACGTGGAAGGAACGCGAGAATCAGAACCAGGCCGAACAAGACGCGAAGAAACTCGAGGAGGTGAAGACCTATCTGGAGAAGTCGAGCGAAGAGAACGACGCAGCGCTGAAGGCCATGGAGGAACGCGAGAAGGAACGAGCTAATCTGATTCTCAATGTAGCGCAGCAGTTCGGTTCGGCCTTCGGTGATATGATGGCAACGTTCTTCGAAGAAGGAGAACTGCAGTTCGGTGAGTTCCTAAAGAACATTATCAAGCTCACACTCGATGCCCTGGAGAAGACGATGGTTGCCGCCATCGCAGAGCGTACCATCAAGGACATCGCCACACTTGGCGTGGCCGGAATTGCAAAGGCTGCCGCCGAGATAGCCGGAATAACGGCAGCGTTTGAGACCGCTAAGGCAGCGATAGGCAGCTTCGACGTAGGCGGATTCACGGGTCCTGGCAACTGGAACGAGGCGAGGGGCGTGGTGCATGCGAACGAGTTTGTTGCGAACAGGCATGCACTGAGAAACTCTGCGATTATGCCTGTGCTGAGCCTGATTGATGCTGCGCAGAAGACGGGCAGCGTGGGGAACCTGACGAGTGCGGACATCGCTGCTGTGCTGCCGATGACTCCTGTGACTACGAGGGGCGGCAGCGGAGGCGGTGACAAGCAGATGATGGCTATGATTGCTTCGCTGAACAAGAGCAACCAGATGCTGCTGGCACGGCTGAAGGAACCGATAGTGGCCGAGACGTATGCGACAGGGAAACGAGGCGTGAACGAGGCGCAGACGCTGGTGGAGAAGATGAGGAGCAATGTGTCGAGGAGCTGACGACGGCGGGGTTGCTGTGGTACAGCAACAGACGGAACGAAGAGACGGGACAACAATAGACAATGATAGATAATGGATATGGTATTACAAGGACTTAGTGATTATATAGAGGATTTGTGCAGACGACATGAGGACGTGCAGCACAGCGATGAGGAGTGCCATTATGTGAACTTGAACGATGACAAGAAACAGACGGCGCTGGCTGAGGAGATGAGATATCCTGGGGTGATGTTCTCGACTTCGGGATATCGCTTCGAGGGGTCTGGAATAGACCTTGTGAAGATTCACTCTTGCAGGCTGCAGGTGTGGGGGCACTGTACCGACACCGGGGACTATGCTCAGATTGAGAATATCTTGTCCCAAGCGAATGAGATATTATGTGATATCTTTGCGAAGATGGTAGACGACAAGAGGCAGCGTCTTGATACTGTTCTGAACTATATCACTCTGGACGGTGTGGAGGTGCAGGACATACAGAATCAGAGTAACGCCTTGTATGGGTGTTATGCCGACTTCCAGGTTCCAGTGCGGCTGTGCGTCGTTGACCGCCTTAACAAGTTTAGCGAAGAGTAGAGGAAATGGCAAGTATAAGTAACATGACATCGCTGATGTTCGCTGGCGAGGCGAATAACATTCGCGTGCTGGCGAGCGACGACGTGGGCATAGAGATAAGGGTCACGACCTCTGACGGGATTGTACGCTACGACCAGACTTCGACCTATACGCCTGTGGACGGAGAGATTGCCTTCGGCGACCTGGCCGACCTGATTAACAAGTGCATCCTTCTGCAGGAGGATATGTCGGACATCAGCCTGACGAGTACTCCCGCGCCATGGGCGCGATTGCTTGTGTCGGTGACGGACAGTTCTACGACGACGACACAGTCGGCGAAGGTGTTCTACTGTCAGGCGTGGAATATGGCAGGTCCGACAACGATGACGAACTTCGTGACACAGCTGCGGAAGCGCAAGGTGACGAGGGACATTGCACACTTCCCGGTATGGTTGCCGTTGATGAACGAGGGGACGACGACGGTGAACGTTGCTGTGACATACGTCAGCGGCGGCAGCGAGGGCAGAGCTTCGCAGACCTACACCTATGCAGCTACGTCGGGGTCGGAAGGCTACCAATATATCGACGCCGCGATGCCTGTGCTGGTGCGCTCGATAATGGGGGCTTTGCTGTATGCGAGTGCTACCATCTACAAATACGAGGTGAATATCTGGGCGAGCGGTGTGATGGTGGACACCATCGAGTTCGAGGTGGTGAGACAGTACTATCCGCAGCAGTCGACATGGTACTTCAGGAACGCCTTCGGACTCGTTGAGACGATGCTGCTGCTCGGACGCGAGGAAGAGACACACTCACTCGACGTTGACCTTGGAAGGAGCCTCTTTGACTACCTGGCACTGGACAAGGACGTGGTGCGGGAATATGCGACCAACAGCGGATGGGTGAGCAAGGCCGAATGCAGACTGCTTGCTGAGCTGTACAGATCGCCGCAGACATGCCGGGTGCATGAGAAACTTGGACTAAGGAAGGTGGTGGTGAAAGACATCGACGTGGTGCATAGGAGCCCGAGCAATGAGCCGAGGAGCGTGGATATCATCTGGCGGTGGGCCGACGACAGACAGGAATGGCTGAGCGACCATGATGATGCTATGCTGGGGCATAATGTTTTCGATAGCACTTATACGGAGGTCTTTGACTGATGGATGGTTGCTGTGATACAGCAACAAACGGGACGAGAATAGATAGAAATGACATTAGAATATATGGAACTGAAGGAAGCAATGGAGGCGAAGAAGCCCATGACGGCGACGCAGATGCTGGATGAACTGGATGTGCGGACCCTGCCGAACGGGAAAAAGCGGATATTCAGCATGAAGTTCGCGACGAAGGAGGGGAAGATACACTTCTTTCCACAGGTGTATATTACCGGGGTGCATGGGAAGGACATTAAGGGGATGAGGTATCGCGGTGTGCAGCCCTGCGACTGCAAGGGGAACCCTGAGATGCATGTGTATCCGGTTAAGATAACGAACATACTGGAGCTGAACGGAAGGGCTGTGGTGTGGTGATGGTTGCTGTGATACAGCGACAGACGGGACAACAATAGATAATAGTAGATAGATTGAGATATGGAGATCTTGTATAATAATAAGGGTGTGCCTCTGCTGATGCAGAGCAATATGATGTATGCGGAGACGCTGAGTGACAAGGCTGCGACGGATGAGCGACGCAGAGCGCTTTTCCCGTATGATGCTGACCATCGGGACTACTTTTGGGTGAACGACCGGAAGGTGGTGGCCTGGGGACCTGACAACCAGTTCCCGTATCTGGCGATCCGGACGGTGAGGGACACGACGGTGCTTAACACGGGTCTGAAGTTCTTGCAGAAGCTGACACTCGGACAGGGGATATTCGCCTGTACGGTGCAGGGCTACGACGATAACGGGAACGAGATACTCGAGGCGGTGAAGGACAAGAAGGTGAACGACTTCATCCAGTCGCGTATGGTTCGGAAATATCTGGAGAAGGTGCTGCGGGACTACCTGAAGGTTGGCTCTGGCGCTGTGCAGTTTGTTCCTAACGCCTCTGGGCAGATTATCGGGCTGAATCCGCTGAACTGTCTGCAGTACCGATACACGGAGCCTGACAGCTTGGGTTATCAGGATTGTATCGTTGCGGGCAGCTGGGACCAGACGGCAGTGGGTACGGAATACTGGACGCTGCCTGCACTGGCCGACTATGACCCTGAAGGACATGCTGCGATGCTGCAGTTTAATGGTAAGAGCAAGTATGGATTTGTCTATCCAGTGAAAGACAGCTGGAGCAATGAGGACGTATATGGCGAGCCGATATGGTGGGCTGCATGGGTGCTTGGATGGATAGACATTGCGCACATGATTCCGAAGTTCCTGCGCAAGGCGTACAAGAACCAGACGACGTGGAAATGGCATGTGCAGATACCTTATTCTTACTGGGACAAAAAGTTCCCGGTTGCGGATTTCGAGACGACGAAGGAACGCGAAGATGCTATTAATGCCTACATGGACAGTGTAGAGAAGAACTTGCTCGGGGCGGAGAATGCCGAGAAACCTATCTTCACCAATTATGCGGTTAATGAGTATAACGGGAGGATAGAGGAGGAATGGAAGATAACGCCGTTGTCGAACAAGTATAACGCAGGACAGGAGAACCTTGTCACTTCTTCGGCGGCGAATTCGGAGATACTGTTTTCGCTGATGGTGAACCCGAACGTGATGGGGAGCCAGATGCCGGGCGGTGTGTATGCCGGGAACCAGGGAGGCTCGAACATCAGGGAGGCGTTCTTGGTGAATATTGCGAATGCTTGGATAGACAGGCAGAACATGCTTGACCCGCTGGAACTGTACCTGAAGATGGTGTATAAGGCTGACGTGGAACTGAGATTCAGGAACACGATACTAACGACGCTGGACACGGGAGCGGGGACGACGCATAGGCTGAGCTGAAGGTTGCTGTGATACAGCAACAGACGGGACGGATATAGATAGATAATAGATAGATAGTAGAGATATGATATTTAGCAGGGAAAATTGGAATAACGGGAAGGAGATTGCTCCATTTGTGCCGACATCAGCTTCGCTGAGTTTCGACAAGATGGAGGGGTCGTTGCAGAATGCAGCGGATATGTTCTTGCTGCCATTGCTGGGGACGGCGATGATGGCTGCACTGGATGACATCTACGACGATGAGAATGCGACGGAAACGGAAACGCAGCTGCTCACGATCTGTCAACTTGCCGAGGCTAACTTGGCGATGTGGTATAACTTCGATGCGCTGCAGCTGAGGATTACTGACCAGGGCTTTCAGCGACAGGGAAGCGATGACTGGCAACAGGCGTACAAGTACCAGGAGGACCGACTTCGCGACGGATTCAAAGTGAAGGGATTCAATGCGCTTGACCAGCTGCTGGAGTTCCTGGAAGAGCATATCGAGGACTTCACGGACTATGAGGAATCGCCAGCACATGTGGCGCGAGGTGCTGCCATCGTGAAGAACACTGCCGAGGTGGACAACTGGGTGTATATTAACCATTCGCGGTTGATATACCTGCGGATGGCGAACGAATTTCCGACGGTGGAAGAGACGGTGTTGAGACCAGCCATGGGGGACAGTCTTTTCGAGGCGTTCTTAGGATGGCTTGAGGATGGTGGGTATCCTGAGACCTATTCCGTGACACTGGAACAGCTGAGGAAGAAGTGCGCAAGAGTGGTGGTGACGGCAGCTGCCGTGAGACTCATCCAGCTAACAGGGTCGCTGACGGAAAGGGGGCTGTACTTCCAGGCGGTGGCTGCATCTGGAAGCGACAATAACTCGAGGACTCCTGCGGATGATGCGAGGATTGGCGACAGGCTGAAGTTCTATAACGATGACAAGGAACTGGCGATAGCAGCGCTGAGGCGATTCGTGAACACCTATTATTCAGACCTCGCAGACGGGAAGAGCGGACAGATCATCAGGGACAATGATGACCATGCGGCATTTTTTGCCATGTGATGGTTGCTGTGGTACAGCAACAGACGGGACGCTGAGGCAATGAAACAGGTGACGATAGAATATAAGAGGTGGTGGCGGACGGTGAAGCGGACGCGGAAGCTGCCGGAGAGGTGGGGCGAACTGACAGCGGAGCAGTTCGTCGCTGCCGTGAAGTTGTGGTCGGGGGCGATCGCGGTGGATGAGTTCCTTTCTGTGGTGCTTGGGATTAAGGCGAAAGAGGTGGCTATGATGGATGACTTCCAGAAGTGGGTGCTGGCCCGAGAGACGGATTTCATGCAGGATATTAATCGACCTCATAACGCTTTCTTCCTGCAGCAGCTGCCGGGGTCGGAACTGAAGGCTCCAGGGGTGAGACTGAAGGGATGCACGTTGCAGCAATATATGACCGTTGACACCTTCTTTTCGCAGTATACGACGGAGCTGTCGCGGATGACATTGCAGAAGGGCGAGGTGACCGGGGACCTGACCATTGCGGCAGAAGAATACCTCGATAACTTCATCGCTGCTCTGTATAAGAAAGAGGATGAGGTGTACTGCATGGCGGAGGCTTCGACGCTGCAGGTGAGGAGGGAGAACGTACACCTTATTATATTAGAGGAGCATCTGGAGGTGGTGAGGACATTGGACAAGAGCGTGAAGCAGGCGATAGTGCTGAACTATGTGCTTGTTAGGTCGTGGCTGTGCAAGGCTTTTCCGCACCTCTTTCCAGAGGCGGAGGAACGGGAGGTGAACAACAAGGCGAGAGTGCCGAAGCCGACGAACTGGCTGGAGGTGTTCGACAACTTCGTGGGGGATAACGTTGCGGAGATGGAGAAGTACCAGGCCATGCAGGCGACGGACGCTTTTAGGATTATGAACAGGAGGATAAGAGAGGCGAAGAAAAGGAGCCTTGTGAAGTGATGAACAACGGTAGGTTGCTGTGATACAGCAACAGACGGAACAAAAGAAAACAATTATGGTGCAATTATTGATAGATGGACAGAGGGTGAACTTGTCGAGCGACATATCGTTTGAGTTCTACGACAGGAATCCGCTCTTCAGTAAGGAGGGACGACATACGCTCGACATTGACATTGACCTCGGGGACCCAGTGAACGCGAATGTCTATCGGAACATGTACAGGATAGACGTGCTTCGACGGCCTTCGGGACGGTCGGCGGTGCTGTTCTCTGAACGTGGGGTGATACTCAGAGGCACGGAGGTGGTGCTTCAGGTGGACGAGAAGGTTGCGAAGATACAACTCGTAGCCGGGAACTCGGAGCTGAACTACTTGAGCGGTGGTGACAGCAAGATGACGGACTTGGACCTGGGGGAGATAACAGGGCTGACGGTTACGGTTGCATGGAACTCCCTTAGTGGCAGCTATCCCACCTGGGACTATGTCTGTGCGCCCGTCTGCACCCAGACGCATTTCTTCGAAGATATCATGCCCATCGTAGGAGGTGAGAATCCAGAGCTGATGAACGAGCTCGAACGCACAGCAGAGAGCACAATCGCGATGAAGAGTGACACGACGCTCTGCCCACAACCTTACCTCGCTGCCATGGTGCGCAAGGTCATCACTGCCCTGGGGTATAACATTACGAGCAATTTCCTCGAGACGGACACGAACATGAAGAAGGTGATTCTTGTTAACGGATACCATGCGCTGAAGTATAACGAGATGATTCCAGACTGGAAGGTAGATGATTTCCTTACAGAAGTGGAGAAATTCACTGGCTGTATCATCGTCGTTAACCAGACACAGAAATCCGTAGAGATACTTCAGGCGAACGAGTTCTACGACGATGCACAATTAGAAAAAATCGACGAGAACGAAATTATCGGTGACGTGGAGAAGAGGTTCGATGAGTCCTCTCCCGAGGGTGTCCTCTACCACAATATCTCTTATAAGTTCCCAGATTCAGAAATCTACCGCTACTGGTCGGTCGACAAGGACTTCATTAACTCACTCACTATACAGCAATGTCCGAACCTGGGCTCACAAGTGCAGAAAGCGAGATATTTCAATTTTCTGATAGATATCTGGACTGCCTTGAACAACGGGTCGATACCTGAAGAAGGTGACGGCATGACCGTGCCAGACTCCGTTAAACACGAATACAACAAGATGATAGCCTATGACGACCTTGGAATGGATTTCGACACCTACTTCGTCATCAGATCCGTAGAGCAGCGCTCCTCGAGTCTTCGTAGACTTAACTACTATGGAGCCCGCAGTGATTCGAGGTCGGACGACAGCATGGATATCAGAATTGTTCCTGCCGAGGTTGTCTGGAAAAGTGATGCCAATTGGAGTGACCAACTATGGGACCAGCCGTATCTGCTTGCTCGCAACTCAGACAGTCAGGTTGCCGTGACGGACGAGGAATCCGAGAAGGGCTTGAACGACTATCTCGCCGAAGGCTTTGACAAATCGCGTAGCTCAGATGTACTTTATGCAGCGTTCTATCTTGGCTTCAAGGACAACAATTTCTCGATGACGAAAGAATACTCTATCATGTCACCTGTCGCAGTTCCGAGCAATGAGGTGGAACGCTTCTTCACGTCTATTCCATTCCCGTATGGCTTCGACTGGTGGTCGCTCATGGAGATTGTCAACTACGGGGAATCCTCCTGTTGCATGGCCATCAACGGCGAACATGGCATGTACGAGACATACTGGAAGAACAATCTGGCGGTGAACTTCACACAGCCGTATAAGATTAGATTCAAGAACGTAAAGAACCGGGATGCGCGGAATATCTTCGTTATTGCGAACAAAAAATTCTACTGTCAGGAATTGAAATATCAGTTCGACGGAGGCAGGCAGTCGGATGTTGTGGAAGGCACGTTCTTCCCGGTCATCGGTGATGCTGACACGCCAGTCGAAGGCGAGACTGTTAATATTCAGGTGAAGATAGACCAGACGAATGGATATGTCAAGTTGTATGCCGACAAGGTGCTCTCCTACCCCATCACGGTGCAGCTGACAGGTACGGCGAGCGGGACAACATACAGCATGAACATCACCATGGACGAGGGGACCTCGCAGAAGAGCGTTCGCAACAACACATGGGTGAGCATCTGCGAGAGCTTCGCTGCTGCGGTTGCCGTGCGTGAGGAAGACGACAACAATACTTATGTGTTCACCATTAATGTGAATGCCGTGGAGACGATTAATATCACGCTGACCATCGACGGAACGAGCGTGACAGCGACGGCGGACGATGCAGTGAACTCGGAGGTGGTGATAACCTTGACGGTGACCTATGAGGATACGACGACGGAGGACGTGACGATTACCATGGTGGAAGGCAGCACTACGGCGAGCGCAACTTCGACGGGAGATATGAGCAGCAGGGCCAGCGAGACGACGAGCGTGGTGGCTGGCAGCGGTGATACGACGAACTATCTTATTGAGGTCGTGGATGGCGGATGGCAGGGTGTCAAACTCACTGCAGTTGAAGACTGCGTGTTCACGTTCAAGATTGCCAGCTCGATTACTGCGGCTCAGTACGAGTACCTTGAATATTCCCTTGATGGAGGTCAAAATTGGACGAGGCTCACGAATGTCAACTCAACGGAGGTTTCTGCGAGCACTTCGACCGTGGCCGCAGGGGGCAAGGTCTGCGTGAGAGGCAAGGGGACGAAGATGGGCTACTGGAACGGCCCAGCTGTATTCAGTTCTACGGGGACCTTCGACGCGAAGGGCGATATCATGTCGCTGCTCTACTTAGATGATTTCGCAGGCACGGCAATCACGGCTGACTATGCGTTCGCAGGCATATTCAGAGGCTCACCGATTAGGGATGCGAGCGCATTTATGTTAAGCCCTACGACATTGAGGACTGGAAGCTATGCATTCATGTTCTATGGTTGCACATCATTAACGCACGCTCCTCAGATGGCGTTCACGGGGTTCGCGAGCGGGTCTGTAAATGGCTGTTATGCAATGTTCCGAGAATGTACAAGTTTAGCTAATGTCCAAGACACGCTATATCCGACAACGCTTGCAAGCGGATGCTACGCGCAGATGTTCAACACTTGCAGAACCCTTGTCAATGCACCTGCATTACCTGCTACGGCCCTGGTGAATACCTGCTATAACGGCATGTTCCTGGCAAGCACGAGCCTTCGATATCTGAAGTGCATGAGCCTAACTGAATTGGGAACCTCATATACTCAGAGCTGGGTTGATGGCATCCCTGCTGGCGGTATATTCGTTAAAAATTCGGCGGCGACATGGGAGAACACGTTCACGCGACATACAATCCCGTCAGAAAGTGGTGCGTGGACGGTCGAGACAGCGGACGTATAAATCTCATAATATTTTAATTTATAGTTTGATTGGTTAAGGTGGCACTGCGTCGTGAGACGCGGTGTCTTTTTTTTCAGAAGACACCGCGATAATTGAGGATGAGAGGGTTCGCCTCCTTGATGTCGAGGGGAGTGTAGGTGTTGGTGATGAGCAGCGAAGAATGACGTGCCTGGTCGCGTACGGAGAGCGGGTCGGTGTTGGCACGGAGCATGTTCGTGATACCTGTGTCCTTCAGGGAGTAGAATTTATATTCGGCAGGCAGTTTGAGTGACTTTCGGACATGGTGGTTCCAGTAGTCGCGGAACTGCTTTGAGTCGCGCCATGTCTTACCCGGTCGGCAACCATCTGAGAAGAGATAATAGCTGTCGGGGGACTTGAAGATGTTGAGGTCGAGCATGATCTTTACGATGTGGTCTGGGAGCGTCAGAACGGCATCCTGTCGGTTCTTCGTCTGGTCCCCATGCAAGATAAGCGTCTTCTTGCTCAGTTTGAAATCTCCTATCTTCAAGAGGGACATTTCGTGAGGTCGGACGAACATGTAGTGCAGGATGTAGGCAGCGAGGAGGAAGTGTCGGTTGTGCTGCTCGCAATACTCGCGTACCTTATTTAAAGCATTATCTGGGATGACGGTGCGGTTCTTCGCCTTGGTTCGCTTGATTTGGTGGAGGCCATCAGTTGGATCATCGTGGATGTACCTCCTTTGCTGCATCCAGGCACAGAAGGTCTTCAGCCATGCGAGATAGTTGTTGTACGTCTGCGGGGAGGCATTGCGCTCGATGAGGATGTAGTCGAGGAACTTCGTCACTACCACTTCGTCGAGCTGGAAGGGATAGTAGACGGAAAATGGTGACTGGTCAAGGTACTCTTCGAGGATTTTCAGGCGAGACAAGTAGTCGCGCATGGTCTCCTCGCGGAAGGACGAGTCGCTGTGCAGTTTGACGACATACTGCCGATAGCGGGTGCAGACCTCCTGCCAGGAGGTGAACTGAGCACCAGACTTGCTTTCGACATAAGGGTTCCAGCCTCGAACGAGTTTCTGCGTGAGTTCCTCGATGAGCTGCTTCGCATAGGTGTTACGCGCACGCTGACTGGAGATTCTGTCGAGCATGATTTTCTTACGCTTCAACTTGTTGGTGGTGGGGTCGAAGGCATAGAAGTCGACATAGTTCTCACGTCCTTTGTGATAGACCGGAGGGGTCCATGTACGCGATTCGGTTGAAGATGAATTTTTTTTATCCATTGCTTTGAATTTTTCTTCGCAGCAATGAATGCGGGTTAAATGATTGCGTCCGAGATTCGTCCGAGTGTAAGGGGGCGACTAACGCAAAAACCGCCTGAGAAAGGCGGTTTCCGTGGGTTTTGGTCGGGATGAGGCGAGAGGTGAACTCGACCGGGAGCACGGAAACACGCGGGTTGGCGGTGGGTGGAAAGGCGGAGATGAGGGGTGCTGCGTCCGACTTTCGTCCCACATTCAGGGCTGCGCTGTTATTCATTTTTTTCGAAAGATGTTCGGGTCTGGGTGAGTCGATTGATCTCTTTCTCGAGACTGGCGATTAGCGTAGACTGATAAGAGATTAACTCGTTCTTCTGCTCGATGATGTCACGCAGGAACTTCAATTCCTGAGGCTCCTCGGATGGGGAGTCTGACAGGTCGACGTAGTAACTGACGGGACGGGCGAAGTAACGACAGAACATCTCTATTGTGGAGAGCGACGGATTCATGTTCGCACGTTCTCCGTAATAGCTGTTGATTGTTGTGTTCGTCTTGTCGCCGAAGAGGTCTGCAGCTACTTTGCTGCGCCCGACACGCTTCACGTCTGCTTCAAATCGGTCTTTTCTCCACATAGTTCATTAGGTTTGAGTCATTATAATAGATGTTCCATATCTTTTGAATATCGTCTTCAAAAGTCACATCAGAGGTTAGGAGAGGTTCGTAGTAGTATTCGTCATCTTGAAGCAGGTAGATGAAGATTCCATCTTTACGGTTGACAATCTTTATTGAGAATTGATTGTCGCCCATGAACTCATCGTGCTTGTTCAGATCGTCATCAATATAGAGCAACGTTGCTTTCCCTTGATAGAAATCTACGACCATGCATCCAGGGATGTTTATCATCTGTCCTGTTTCCTCGATTCTCCTGTAGGTGCTGATAGTACCTCCAGAACCGACGGTCACAATGTAACAAGTGTGGAAGTTGAAATGTACTTCGCTTCTTAGTTCGTCCATCGTCAGCCCTCCATTGATTTTACCATTGACACCAGCTGCGACATGATATTGTCTCGCTGCTGATAGTTCATTACGATAGCTCTGCATAGTTGCAGCAGTTGAAAGTTCTGTTCTTCTCCAGACTGGCTATCAAATTTGATAGCCGCTATATCGAAGAACATTCTAACATCCACATTAAGCACGATTGCAATCTTCTCCAGGTCGCCCGATTGCATCTTGTTGTTATTGATACAACGGTGGAGATTTGCTTCGCTCATGCCGATTTCAGAGGCAAGTCTCTTAATTCCTCCTTCATGCTTTTCGGCTAACTTTTTTATTAGTCCAAGGTCCATAGTTGTATTATTTAACTGTTAAAGACTGATAAATTCGCGAGTTTATGACTAAAATATTTGCGCACCACTAAAATTTTTATTAGTTTTGCAGTCTAAAATTAATAATTAAATTCCATAATTGCAAATAATCATGAAGAAATCGACTAACAAAAAATTTAGTGAGTTCTACAAGGAACTCACGGTGCAGGAGAGAGTTAACGTGAGAGATGCTTTCCTTGACAAGTCAGGACTGCGCTATCCTTCCTGGTACTCTAAGATTAAAGAGGGGCAGTTCTCGAAGCTGGAACTGGATGCACTAAGCGAAATCTGCGGAGTTGAGTTTGAAGCGTGATAACTATCAACGGAGAGAAGTTCTACGACGAGCCCACATCGTGCGGCACATGTCCGTTCCTGTCCATACCGAGAAGGAATGGTCCGAGCTTCATGCAGATGAGTGACCGTGGGCCGTATCACTGCAGGCAATGGGACGAATGGCATCATAGCTGGAGGAACGTACCGAGGCGATGCCAGAGACTGTTTAGGCAGGCGTTCTCGTTCGCAGAAGGAACAGAACTTGTTATCACAAAAAAGGAGGAACAATGAAAGGACTGCGGGAGACCTTCGAGTTTAAATTTGAGGTGTGCTGGACCTGCAACAAATTGCTCTACGACCTTAACAGCAGGGAGCATTATTGCAGCGAGTCGATGGCGACGATAGTACGGCCACACTCGACAGTCTGCGACGATTATGTTAGATAGGGATGTTGCTGTGATACAGCAACAGACGGGACAAAGGAGAGAATAAACTATGTATATCAACAAGGATTCACGGGGGAACTTTCAGCTTATGGAGATGAGCATCGACGAGCTGCACGGACTTGTGCGGATGATTCAGGGTGCTGGGCTCCAGGAAAGAAGGATGTTCCATAAAGTTATGAAGGAGATAGGAAAATGAAATTTTTTGAATGCTGTCAGAGTAGGGAAGAACACAGCCGCGTAAGCGAAGTGACCGGTGCCTTCCTCACCAAGCGGGCCTGCCAGGAGTACATCAGCAGCTACGGCTACAATCACTCCCGCCCCACACCTACGCCATGACGGCCTACCGAAACTACGAGCTGGCACGGCTGCTGAAGATACTGAAGACGATAGAAATCAAGGAGGACTGAGCGATATGGCAAAATACACACTGACATTCACGCTGCCCTATAAGCTGGGCGCATACGACTACGTGACGCTGAGGGAACGGCTCGAACGGGAACTGCAGTCGTATCTCGACGACCGCGACATCAAGGCATTCTTAACGGAGGAGGACTGAGTAATGACAAACAACGAATACCCAAGAAAACTGACGTTCAAGGCACCTGATACGGACGGACTCACGGAGGACGCCAAGGAACACATAAGGAAGGTGACGGATGGAACGACCATCACGATGCTGGCAGAGAACATCATCAAGATAGAATATCCAGCAGAACTGATTGACCACATCAAGACGGTGCTCATTGACTACACGCAGACACACTTTCTGCCAAAGCCCGTTCGATAGAAAAAATACCATTAACTATTACTATTATGATAGAAAAGATTCTTAAAGAAACCTATGTCACTCCCAAGGTGGAGCTGACACAGAACGATTACAACCGCCTCGTTCAGATGGCAACAATGAAAGCCAAGAAGATTGAGGAGCGTGCCCGCGAAATCTACGAAAAGGAGGGCGTGACCAAGATTCAGTTCACAGGCCGCTTTTACCGCAAGCGCTACGGCGAAGTGGAGTGCGACAAGTATGAGTTCACCGTGGACTGCAACGACTACGGCATCACTCCGACGGGCGAATACGAAAAGACGCTCTACAAGATTCCCCAGAAGAGCCGCCAGAAGATAGCAAAAGAGGTGAAATGTTTTGTGGAAGAAGCCTTTGAGTGCTACTTTGGCGAGCACATGCTGAACCTGAACGAAATCGAGCGGTTGAAGTACAAGCAGCAGCGAATGGTCGACAAGTTCATCATCGTGACTCTTGTCGGATGGCTGCTTGCCGTGCTGATGTTTGCTGTGGTTATGCTTAAGTAAGAAAAATAACGGAAGGAACTATGACAATAGAAGAATTGATTCAGACATTCCCTGAATGTGAGAAAATCAAGTGCGAGGACATCGCGGAGTATGCGGTGGCTTATGCTGATGCGTTGGTGGAGGAACTGAACGGAAAGGAGGACGAAGCATGAAGACGTATAGTTTTGATTATACGAAGGTGTATAAGGCTGAGGTTTCCTTGTGTGCTGCCCAGGAGGCTCTTCGTAAGGAAGATGAAGAGCTGGCAAAGAAGAGCGTGAATGCTGCAAGGGAGTTGCTACAGCAGTTCCTTAATGGCGACAACTTGGTGAGGGATAATGATGTTGAGGATGGATTCGTGAAGAGTCGAGACTGCTTCGATGATGAGCAGGTGGTGTTCATTCGCGACTTGTTCGGTGACCAGCTGAGCAAATGGCCTTACTCGACCATAGCGGAAGAGGAACTGGAGATAATTAACAAGTGCCAGGACTGGTTTGGAGACCCGCGATATGAGGACGTGACGGAGTTCATGAATGACGAGTCGAACAACTGGGGGGAGAAGCATGTTCCGAGGGAGGGTTGCTGTGATACAGCAACAGACGGGACCGGGGAGGACTGACATGATGATTAAATATATGAAGGACAGCAGATCGAGATCTTATAACAGGCGAATATTTATGGTAGTGCATAGGTTTATGTCGAAGGCTGAATGGAAGCAGCTGAAGGCGGGGAAGGTGCTGCGGAACAGCAGCACACATGCAGGTAGAGCGACGACGAGCAGAGGGTTCTGCTTCTTCACCGAGGAGCCTGACGAGGCTATTCATTGGCTGTCGGGAATTGTTAATCCTGAGATGTGCGTGACGATGGACGTGCGTGATGGGCTGCTGAACGAAGGGTTCGGCAGGTATCATGTAGGCGAAGGCATGCAGATGAAGAAGGAATACTGGTGCGAGCAATACTCGGTGAAAGATGTGGATGTGGTGAGACATTCGACGCGGTACAGCGGATATGCGGAGCTGACGAGAGCTCTTAATCAAATTCTTTGGGGCAATGAGTTGTAATCCGATACTATATACCAGAAGGCATCAGGCGGAGGTGCTGGCATCTGCGCCTGGTATGTCGGAGCAGAGATACATGGCGGGCTTCGACAAGACGAATGCACTTGTCAACGTGCTCGTCGGGGTGGCGAATGAGGCTGCACGTATTGCGATCGCACAAGGTGTGGACGCGATTAAAAGTGCAGGGCTGTACAAACAACGGGTGAAGATGTGGGTAAACGAGACGGAACGTCGGCAGAATGTCTACGAGGCCCTTCATTTCTCGAACTTCGGGGACCGGAGACAGCTATACCTTGACTTGCTTGACCGGGTGGAGGATGAGTTTGGAAAGCATATCTTTAACTTCTACATGAGCGTGAAGCAGTGCCTGGACAAGTTCGGAGTGCCGCAGAGCGAGGTTAAGGCGAGAGTGGAATGCGGACGCGTGATGGCGACGCTGGCCGTGGCTCAGTTTGATGTGCTCATGAGGCAGATGAAGAAAGAGACGGGTGTTGACTATACGGGGTTCTTCCTGCCGGGGCGGTACACAGCGCCACTTCAGTCGTGGACGGAGGTGGCCGACATCATCGTGGTGGACAAGACGAAAGGGAAACTGGTGGACCTGAACTCAGACGCGAACTGCATGCTGGCGATGGAGATACTGTCGAGGAAGCTCAACGACGCGGACGAGATGGAGAAAATGTGTCTGCAGGCGCTGGAGATTAACGGGATGAAGATATAGGCGGGACCCAGAGACTGGCGGGACACCGGAGGAAACAAGGAAACGGGGAAAACAATGAAACAGAAAGGACAAGGAAATGAATGCAAGACAGTTCTATGAGGCAGTGAGGAAGATGCGGATGTGGCAGAAGATGTACTTCACCACAAGGACGCAGAAGGCTCTCGAGGAGAGCAAGAAAGCAGAGAGAATCATCGATGCGGAGATTGAAAGGGTGGAAGAGAAAATGCAGCGACTGCGGGAACCGGGGCTGTTCGGTTAGTCCTTGCATGGTTGCTGCAGATAATATAAATTTGCGGAAGAAACTGAAATAACATGATTGACAAATCTAAAATCTATGCGGCCACAAACGGTGGTCTGGATGTCTTTGCGTTTTTATGGCCAGACGCGAAGAGGATAATTGCGAAAGGTGAGACCAACAAAGCTTTCAAAATTCGGCTCGACGAGCGCACAGGGAGCGCCCATCTGAAGCAGAAGGGTGACCATTGGGTCGCCACCGACTTCGGCGACGACGGACAGGCGCGGAACTGCTTTGACTGGGTGATAAAGGAGCACAATTTGAGCGGATTCAAAGAGGCGGTTGCTTGGATCGTCACGAACCTTAATCTGTGTATAGACGAGATTCAGCCAGAGAAGAACAAGCCGCTGAAGATTGAGAAAGAGCAGACCAGTGCGCCTGAACGCTCGGTGCAGTTCGAAGTGAGGGATGGACATCAGTTCACGAAGCGCGAACTGGAGGTGTTCGGCGACCTCGTTACGCAGCAGGTCATGGACGAGCTGCACTGGCTTCCTGTCACATGGGTGGGAACCGTCAGAGACGGCGTGATGACGAAGGTGTACTCTTCAGAAGACTATCCCATCTATGCGAGAGAGTGCATCGTTGCAGATGCGAAGCTCGAGATTAAGGATAGGTTCTATAAGATATACAAGCCACTTGAATATCAGAAGAAGTACCGCTTCATGGTGTCGGGGAAACGTCCCAGGAACTACATCAACGGGCTGTATGAACTGAGAGTTGCCTATTCAAAGTACAGAGCTCAGCAGGAGAAGGACTTCGACAACGACCCTACGAACGAGGGTAAGGAACTTGTGTTTGAGAAGCTCAAGGGAGCCGTGATGGCCTCGGGAGAGCGTGACAGTGCTGCCGTGAAGGCATTAGGAGGGTTCCCCATTTGGCTGAACTCAGAGACGGAAGAACTGGAGCCTTACGAAGAGAGCCTTATCAAGCAATGTGCGCAGGTCATCTATAATATACCGGACAAGGACGAGACAGGCATCAGGAGAGGCCAGTACCACGCGCTAAAACACCTGGACATTCGCACGATATGGTTGCCCGACTGGTTCCAGAAGTACCGGGACGCTCGGCATCACTTCAGGAAGGACTTCAAGGACTTCACAGAGGTCTGCGAGAACGAACAGGCCACCTTTAACAAGCTGATGGACCAGGCGCTGCCTGCGCAGTTCTGGACTCACCGCCCATTGCAGAATGGGAATGAGAAATATGAGATTAATTCCGTATGCCTGCTCTACTTTCTTGGGCTGAACGGATATCACAAGCTACGCGACAAGGAATCGGGCGAGACCATCTTTGTTAAGGTGCATGGGAATATAGTGGAGAAGGTGACGACAGCCGACATGGCCGAGTTCCTGATTGCGTGGAGCCAGGGCAAGACGAGCATCCCCGGGTATGAAGCTAAGAAGAGCGAGGTGCAGCCACTTGCCGTGCAGAACCTGATTATCGACTCGCCGAAATGTTCGCCATCGTCCCTGGAGAAGGTGAGCACCATTGAGCTCGACTTTACTGCGCATACACCGAACTCGCAGTACTTCTTCTTCGAGAACGGCACGGTGAAGATTACAGCCAACGACATCGAGTTCACACGGGCACAGGACAGCGCGAAGTTGGATTTTTACGTTTGGGCCGACCAGATTATCCCGCACAAATTCTCCCGCCTCCCCTCCATGTTTGAAGCCAAGAAACAAAGAAACGATGTAACACAGCAGGACGAGTGGACCATCGACGTGAAGAGCACACAGAGTCATGTCATGGGGTACTTGGTGAACAGCTGCCGTCTGTATTGGCAGAAGGAGATGGAAGCGCCCTTCGAGGGTCAGGAGAATGCCGAGGAGCTGCGGAAGAACTACAGACAACAGCACCTCTTTGAGATTACCTCGCCCATGCTCAACGAGGTGGAGAATCAGAAGCAACAGCAAGCACTTGTGAACAAGTTGTTCACTATTGGCTATTATGGATGGGGATTCAAGACACCGTCGAGGACCTACGCAGCCTATTCAATGGACTGGAAGATTGACGACATGGGCGAGTGCAACGGTGGTACTGGTAAGAGCTTCCTGTTTGAGCAGGTTCTTGCGAAACTCATACCGACGGTTAAACTCAACGGCCGTGACCGCCGTCTTAACGATAATCCGCATAGATTCGACCAGGTGAACAGATACACACGCATGGTGCTCGTTGATGACCTTCTGAAGGACTTCCCCTTCCGCGACTACTATTCGCCCATCACGGGAGCCCTGACGGTGAACCCGAAGAACCTGAAGAGCTACACCATACCATTTGAACATAGCCCTAAGTTTGCATTTACGACGAACTACGTGCCTCGGGAGTTTGACGCGAGCTCGGAACGCAGACTATTATATAATGTGAGCTCGGACTATTACCACACAAGGGACACCGAGGGAGGCTCTTATTACGAGACCAGGACCATCCGCGACGACTTCAACAAGGACTTATTTGGAGCAACATATACTGAAGAGGAATGGAATGCAGACTTCAACCTTATGCTGCAGTGTGTGCAGTTCTACATGAAGCTGGCTCCATCTGGGGTGAAGATTCAGCCTCCGATGGAGAACATTATCCTTAGATCATCACGACAGACCATGGCTGACAAGTTCACGGAATGGGCTTCGCAGTACTTTGCGCCGAACTCGAAGCGCTTAGACTGCCTTGTTGAGCGCGACGTGGCCATTAACGACTTCCGCGACAAGTTCAACATGCGCGACATCACGCCGAACATGTTCTTCAGGAAGATGAAGGCATTCGTGAGATGGTGTTCTTACACGGAAGAGTTCAACCCGGACGAACTATGTGCTCAGTCGAAGCCTGGTCACATCATCAAGCGCAAGAAGGACGAGGTTACAGGCGCAACAGGAGAGCCCGTGGAATGGATTTATGTACGCTCAGACTACGAGCGTCTGAAGGCCATTCTCGCACAGAACGAAGAAGACGAAGCTAAACTGGACATTCTGCCCACCGAAGGGACGCTGCCGACGGATGACCCGTTCTAGACTGTAATACAGCAACAGACGGAACGAAGATGGTTGCTGTGATACAGCAACAGACGGACCCTGAGGCCCAGCGGACGACAAAAGACATATCATTCAGTTTCTTTCTGGCCGTGTGTTAAGTTTTTTCAAACTTGCGCACGGCCTTTTTCGTGCTTTTGCCCTTCTCGCTCTCTTCTATTTTTTCAAATTCTTCTTTTTTCCGAAAAAAAGTGAAACATTTGAAACAAGAGGGGGAAAGAAGAGTATAAATATACAAATATCAATAAGTTACGTTTGTTTCACTTTTTGTTTCACTTTTTGTTTCACTTTTATTCTGTTTCACTTTTTGAAACGAAAAGTCTCCAGTTTCGGTGTTGGAAATGTTGATTTTGTTTCTGTTTCACTTTTTCGGAACAATGGTCGAAAAAAGTGAAACAAGCCTTAAAGTACACTTTTTCAATAGGTTATGTTTCTTTGTTTCCTTTGTTTCATTGTTTCACTTTTTTCGAACGAAACAGAAAAACGGAAACAGAAAAATTTTGAAGGTTTTGGTCACATTGCTTGATTTTGCTGAAAATATGTAAAGAAAATTCAGCATAAAAGGACCGTCGTTAAAGTAAGAAGGAGGTATGGCAAGCGTAATAGATGTGCTGTCAGTGCATTACTGCACTTTCTTCAATCAAACATGAATGTTTTTCGATTATTTTTGTAACTTTGCGCTATCAAACTGGGATTTATGGAACAAAAAGAGCGATGGGTGGTCTGGATGCCCTGCAAGCCGTATGTGAAGCGGTGGTTGCTGGCGAACTTCAACCGACCCGACGAAAAATGGAGTGAAATTGTGAATCTGCGGCCAGACAAGGTGCTGCAGAAGAGTTTCTATAACCATCTGAAGCGTAACTACACCCCTCGGGGAGAAGACAAGGACGTGAGTTCACGCTATACCGAGAGTGTAGCCATCGAATTCACGAAGAATGCCTTTGATAGATATGGTTGGCAGCTGTCTGACCGGGAACTGATAGAATTCAATAACGAACTCGAAGCACGGGTGAGGCTGCTGCTCAGGAGCTACGCCATGGCCATGCGCCCATTGGGTGTGAGTGTTGCCAACATCATTAAGGGTTTCCGAAACATGACAAGAATCACGGAGGACGACTGGAGCTATGACAGTATGCGAAAAGACCTCCTTCGTCACGTTTCAGTCGAAAAAGATGTGAATTACAAGAAACTTTTGTTAAAAGTGGCCGAAAATGTCTGCGCCCAAATGGCCGATTTGGGACAGCTCACAAAACAGGGATTATTTGCGTATAATTCTAATATAAATGAAGAATGAAAGAGATAAGTTTTGATTTCGAAAACGTTGGAGGATTGCAGGAACTCTATGCCGTTCCATTCTCCAACTTCAGGGGTGTCGGCATGAACTATGCCAAGGGCACTCGATATCCAAGAATGAGTAACCGGGATGAGATTATCGTCATCCCCATGTATGCTGACGACACCTTCCAGTTTATCGAGGAAAAAGACGAAGCTGACGGCGGAACCTTCTACAAAGTAAGCATCTCGGGCCTGATTCCGAAGATGGAAGGAGTGAATGAGCAGCTCATCGAGGAGCTCGAACGCGGGCAATGGGTGGTGCTGAGCAGGGACAACAACGGCGTGATACATCTGAGCGGATCTGCCGACGTGCCTCTGACATGTACGACTAACAAGGATTCGGGCATGGCCTTCGCTGCTAGGAACGCCATCACCTTCGAGTTCTCCGGCAATCAGTCATCGCCGAGCGTGATTATCGATGCAGAGACACTTGCAGAGCTGTGATTAATCGCTTTTTGCCAAAAGAGCGCAAGACTCTCCGTCCATCATCGGCGTTGGGAATTGTGTAATTTTGCCATGCCATAATAAATGATAATGTATTGATATGAAAGAAATCCGAATTGAAGGCGAGATTAACAGCTGGACTCGGTACGACGTTCTTTGGCAGTTACGGCAGTCGAAAGGCCAGCCCGTAACTATCAAGGTCGATTCGTATGGTGGCGACATCGCAGCAGCCGTGGCCATCTCGCATGCCATTCAGGACCATGGCGACGTGACCGTCATCCATGACTCGCTGAATGCTTCTGCGGCCACATGGTTCCCATTCGGGGCGAAGAACATAAAGATGCACGAAGACTGCATGCTCTATGTGCATTGCTCCTCGCAGGAGGTGTTTTTGTGTAGACAGATGAATGCCGAACAGCTGAAGGAACTGGAGATTGACATCGAGAGCGACATTCGCACACGCGAGACGATGGACAAGATGATTGCCAACAAGTACGCCAAGCGCACAGGTGGCAAGTACACACAAGAGCAGATGCTGGCGCTCATGAACGACCATCCCTGGTTGACAGCTCAGCAATGTCTCGACTACGGCTTCGTAGATGAGATTATCTCGGAGCCCGCCGTGGAAGGCAAGAAGGTGAGCAATGCGCTCGGAAAGGCCTGGAAGAACTGCGCCATTCCCGTGCCCGACGGCTTCGACGTGGAGAAGAACCTGCTGCAGAAGATTGCAGAGAAGCTCGGCATCGACAAGCAGGAGAAGAACGTCGTCAGCGTGAGCGAGCTTCCCGCACCTCCGGCAAAAGAAGATGATACTTTCCATAATATTGAAATGAACAAGAATTATGTATCCGTCAATGCCCTTCTGAACGTGGAAGGCATTGAACAGTCGGCAGAGGGCAACCTCACGCTGACTGCCGAGCAGCTCCAGGTGATTGAGGACAGACTGAAGAACCTGGCCGACATGGGGGCTAAGTTGGCAACCGCCAACAAAGCACAGCAGACCGCCGAGGACAGCCTTAGCGCTGCCTCAGACTCTCTCGACGCACTGAGCGACGACATCAAGGCCATTGATGGCATCGGCAACAAGTGTGCTAAGATTAAGGAGATGTTCGACAAGATTCCCGCCGTCCAGGTTCCCACACCTGCCAATGTCGGCGACGAGTACGAGGACATCCGCAAAGACCCTGTTAACTTCTACGACAACGAGTAAGCTTTAAGGCTATGAATTATAACGATCCTATTGACATCACCGCCGTCAACACCGCGGTGAAGAAGCACGGCAAGACGCTTGACGCGATTGACCGTCTTGGCGCAGACGAGGTGCTGCGCTATGCGACAGGCTACGGTGACATCACCGACAGCTACACCTTCACGAAGGCCATTCTCACGAAGGTATCTTCGAAGTATACCGGAACATTCAAGGGGCAGCAGCATAACGGCGAGTTTGTGCCTCGCACGCTGACCGTTCATCCCGTAGTGATGGAAATTCTCGACGAGCCTGAGCGCTATCGTCGCACCTACCTCACCGAGGTTCGTGGTGCTATCGAGATTGCCAAGCATCCGTTCGAGTTGTGGCTCGTCCAGGAAATCTTGAAGCAGGCTTCTAACGACCTTCTTGGCGTTCTGTTCACTGCTAAGTACAGCAGCTCTTCTTCAGACACCGACATCGAAGACAGCTTCGACGGATGGGGAACCATCGTGGAGTCTGAGAAGAATTCAGGTGGCATCAGCATCGGCAATGGTAACTTGTTCCAGACTGGCACCATGAGCCGCGCCAACGTTGGTGACAAGCTGCTCGAGATGTGGCGCAGCCGTAATACGCTGTTCCGTCGTCTTGACTCTAAGATGTACATCAGCGAGGACCTCGGCGACATGTACGATGACTGGTTCGCTGATGAACACCCGGGCATCCATGATGTAGGCAAGACTGCCGACGAGACTAATCAGCAGTTCCTGTATGGTAGTAAGGGCAAGTGTGAGATTGTTCGCGTTCCCGATTTCCCCGAAGATTCGCAGTTCGTTCTGCTGACCATCAAGGAGAATCTCGTCTACGGCTTCGACAAGCCCAGCGACATGCGCACCATCAAGGCTGTGCCCGACGATTATTTGTTCAAGGCCATCGGCAAGTATTTGTTCGGCACTCAGTTCGCCTATATCGGCGAAGAACTTCTCGTCGTGAATGACAACAACCTCGATCCTGATGCCACATGGACCTACACCGCAGTGACCCCCCAAACTGGCGACAATCCTGCTGCCAAGGGCTGGTACACCAAGAGCGGTACTGTGTATTCTCTGACGACCGACACCACCGTTGGCGGTTCGACTACTTATTACAAGCGTTCTTAAACTGAGGGAAAGATATGCATTGTGTTAATTTAGCCGACATCGACCTCGGTCTGAGCTGCGCCGAACAAGACAACATGGGCGGAATCGTCCCAGAAGTCATCTTCGGTTACTGCGACGACGTATCAGCATGGCCTGAGCGTCCCACAGTGGCTTCGGGCTCGTCGACGATGGAAATGGAAGCTGCAGGCGCACTCGTCGGTGACCTTGTGATGGCCACTGGCGCACACGCCTACAAGTTCGCATTCACCGACGACACTGGTTCGTTCACTATTAAGTTGCAAGGGGACAAGGGCGGCGAGTCCTTCCTCGAGACACTGACCATCATCGCTGCGAAGATTCGCAAGATTCTTTTGGGCTTTATGAATGCCACTAAGGGCCGTAAGATTTTCTTCCTTGTGAAGGACAACAACGGTCTGTGGTACCTCATGGGCGACGAGGATCACGGCGCAGCACTCTCTGCAGACAGCGACGGAGCCAACACCGGAGCAGCCTACACCGAGCGCAATCAGGTGGGTCTGACCTTCACCTACAGCACTCCGCGTGCCTTCGTTTATGAAGGTGACACCGAGAACATTCTCACTGCTACCACATAAGCGATTTCCATAAGTAAGAGAGCCTCGCTGCTACATCCCAGGGCAGCGGGGCTTTTTTTTGATTTGTCCCACCAAAGCGAGCGGAAAAGCGATAATTTTGCGTAGAAAAACAATGTAATAAGATGAAACTTACAGAGAATTATTTCGAAGCCCGAAAAGAGGCGACAAAGTGGCTGAAGGTGCAGCCACAGAAGAGAAATTTCAGTCAGGGCCTGTTGATATTGCAGAAATCTGGCTACAAACCTCAGGTAGCCTCGCTGCTTGTCCGGCAGGGAGAGAAAGACTGGACGAGGGAGAAGCTCATGTATGCACTGCGTGAGCTGCTGCAGGTGTATTACAATCCCGACGATGAACGATTCACCGACGAGGATGTTGACGTGCTGAACGACAAGGCTCCTTCCTCCAATATCCGCGAACATAACATCGACGTGGCGGATGTGGAGAAAGAAGGTCCTTCGTATAAGAAATGGCCAGAGCCGATACAACAGCTGATGCGTAAGTATGCAACGGCCTACAAGCGCAGGGCCATCTGTAACAAAGAACGTGCAGCACTCCCAGACACCAACGACGCTGCAGTGACGGCAAAGCGCAAGGCATTGAGTGAGGAGATGGACGAGCTGACGACGAAGATGGAACAGTACTGGCAGCTGCGCGAACGCTACGACAAAGCGGGCGAAGAACCGTCAACGGAGGAAATCAAGAAGGCTGAACAGGTGCAGAGAAAGGAACCTGCCAGGAAGGTAGAAGAGGTCACCGACTATGAGAAGATGGACACCGAGACGCTTATAACGAAGCGGAAATCGGCAGTGACGCAGCGCACACGCAAGGAGAACTTGTTGAAGTACCAGGCTCCATCGAAGCGGAAGACCATCAACCCCATGCCCGACTGCCCAAGACGGGTAAAGTTTGAGCGGCAAATCGAGCACCTCACCGAGGCGATTTCCAAGATGGACTACGAACTGGCGAAGCGGTATGAGTAAATTTTACATGTGGCACTGGTGGATAGATGACTATGGACAGAGTTAATCATCCTAAGCACTACACCTCGCATCCATCGGGTGTGGAGTGTATAGAAATCACGCGACATTACTGCTTCAGCGTGGGCAATGCCATTAAGTATTTGTGGCGCTGCGGACTGAAGAAAGAAGATGGAATGAGCGAACGTGAGAAGGAGATAGAAGACCTGAAGAAGGCAAAATGGTACATCGAGGACAGAATAAAACAGTTGGAAAATGAGTACAGTAAAAAGGGCGAAACTGACGGACTTGAGCTTTGAGGTCATCCAGGCGCACATTTTAGATCCGAAGAACAACCCATTGCCCGAATGCAATAAGGAGCAGTTCGACCGGGTGATAACGGCAGCACGCCTGCTGGATGATTATCCTAACGAGAGCGACATCGTGAAGATTATGCTGAAGAAATACAATGTCGCTCAATGGACGATTAACCGGGACATCCATCTTGCGCAGATGGTGTATAAGACGAAGCATACCTTTGACTGGCACTTCTGGCACATCTGGCAGATTCGCGACCAGTTGAAACTTATTGCACTTGCCCAGAAGCGTAACGACCTGAAGGCTTGGAACGAGGCAAAGAAGGTGCTGCATAAAATCATCGGTGAGAAACCTGAAGCCATCGACGACCCGAACCGCATGGGCAAGAATCAGTTCTACATACAGGTGAACGTAGGTGGTTCGATGGAGTTCAAGCCCGTAGAGGATGTGCAGGGACTGAAGCCGAAGGAACTAAAAGAAATCATTGACATCATGCAGCAGCCTATCGACGAGGCTGAGGCTGAAGAAATCATGAACACATGAAGAAGATGACAGCAACAGCAACAGAGGTGAAGAACGAGCTGGAGAAGATGCTCACGTCGGAGGACCTGCTCGAGAAGATGGAGAACGTGACCAACGCGTCTATTCATCAGATGTGTCAGCGTGACGAGTGGAATGCAGACTTCTTCATGCGTGAGTTCCTGCTTATTCAGCGGAAGCGGAGCAAGCAGCCGTCTTCCATCCGCACGCTCATCATGCGGACGGTGAACACTGCGATTAAGTATATCTGTCAGCGAAAGGAGGCATCTTGACGAATCAAGTTCCCTTGCATGTCAATGCAGCGCAGTGGCAGTTCATCATGCTGCAGGCTAAGCAGAAGTATTGTATATGGTCGCGTGGTACAGGAAAGTCGTTCATCGTCGGCTACGAGGTGGACGAGAACGTGCGCCTCATGCCTAGGGGTGTGACAACTCTTGCACAGGCTACCATCGGGCAGGCGCTGACGAAGACGCTGCCGTCGACGTTCAACTACCTCGACCGATTAGGCTATAAGCCCTACGACTACAAGACGCATTCAGGTGACTATGTCGTTTGCCGAACTCCGCCAGCAGGATGGTATACTCCCTACGAGCACATTATGCAATACGATCATGTTATCTCCTTTGCGAATGGGCACATTCTCTACATCCTCACACAGGAAGGTAACAGTCGTGGCCCGAATGCGGATTTCAATATCACCGACGAGGCGCTGACTATTAACAAGGTGAAGTTCGACATGGAGGTAGCACCTACCAACCGAGGTAACGAGCACATTTTTGGAAAGCGCTCGCCTCACCCATTGAAGAAGCATCACGGCAACCTCTTTGTGTCTTCCATGCCTTACACGCTTGACCAACAGTGGCTGACTGCTCCGGCGGAGTATTACGAACGTGAGCGCGGCATCAATCTGTTCGCGAAGTGGAACAGGCTCGTCGATGTGCAGATGCAGCTCATCGAGGCGAAGATACAGAACGATGTGCATGCATTCAAAGAGCTGTGGAATGAGGTGGTACGACTGCGCAAGGAGATAACTCCGTTTGTCTCGAAAGATGGCACACTGTTCCTGCTCGGCTCCGTCTTCGACAACATCGATAACCTGGGCATGCAGTACATCGTTAACCAATACAATCTAATGGACAAGCTCTCGTTCATGGTGGAGATACTGAACAGGAAGAACGACACCGTCGACAATGCTTACTACAGACTCGAGGACAGACATCTCTACTACAATGCCTATAACAATTCCTATGTGCGCGATGTGGCTGAGAACACCGACTACGATTGGCAGGCATTGCGCGAAGCTGACGACAGCAGGGCTGATGCAGACTGCGATACGCGGCGACCGCTGGAGCTGTCGGCGGACTGGGGTAGCGCTGCATCCTTCCTTATAGTACACCAGGAACGTAACTTCGATTTCCATTCTCAGCAGCACAGTGAACGCCCGATACACAACGCCATCAATGAGTTCTTTGTGCGACGTAATGACAAGAACGCCGACACGGATGTGAACACCATCGCCGACAGGTTCTGCTACTACTACCGCTTCCATGGCTGCAAGGAGGTCACGTTCCTCCGCGACCGCTATGGTGATGTGCGGACAGCGAATGCGAAGAAGTCGTATAACGAGATGTTCATCGACCGCCTGAACAAGAATGGATGGAAGGTTACGTCTCGCGTGCATGCAGGTATGGAACCACCGCAACACGACAAGTTTCTACTATGGTCGTACATCCTCGCAGAGACCGACGAACGATTCCCCATCGTTCGCATCAACGCCACACGCTGCCCTAAGCTGGTTATCTCCATGCAGAACACCTCCGTAACGGAGGATAGCAAAGGCCGATTCGCAAAGGACAAATCATCAGAGCGCAAGTCTTCTGTTGCACCTGAAGAGGCGACACACTTCGGTGATGCGATGGACAAGTGCATCTGGACGAAGTACTCAGAACGGCTCAAGATTATCAACACCTCCTTCGTATCCGCAAGAGTCTGAGTCTTCCTCACGCTCTCACACGCTCCGAAATGTTAAAAAGTGTAATATTTCCTTAACAAACGACCTGAGGGCCGACAGCGGACTTAG